CTTTCTTTCATTCCTTTTTTAGTAATTACTCGAATTCCATTTGGAGTAGTATATTCTCCATTTTTATCAGGGAGTTGTTTAAGTTCTTTTCTTTTTTGCTCAATTACATTTTTAGCTCTACTTACAATAGAAGTAGGTTTTTTAGGAACTTCCCCTCCTTCCATTTTCTTTTTTACACATCCACAACCAACAGAGCCTCCATTTTTAAAGTAAACCAATTCTTCGTCCTCTGCACATTGATGTTTTAATCGTTTAAAATATTGAAGCTTGGAACCATGAGCAGCTTTCTTTAATTTCTTTTTAGAAAACTCCTCATAATATTTTTCCATATCATCTTGACTTAAATCCTTTACTTTATCTCTTAAATCTTGTTCATCTTTAGCCTAAAGTTTTTCACTTAAAAACTAAATAAATTCTTGTTGTAATTTTTTCTCATCCATTAGTTAACCTTGATTACTGTACATATATATAATTTGGAAACTTATCGTTTTTTAATCTTTTCTATATAGTATTATATTTTACTCCTGTTTTTTCAGAAGCTTCTTTTAAAGAGTTATAAATAACCCCATCTATAGAAATTACAGTATGGTGTGGAGTCTTATTTTTTCTTTTTGCATATCCTTCTTTTAAATGCTAAATATGTTCTTCGGTTAGTGTTTTTCCTTTCTATGCTTCTCTTATATGCTTTGCATGTTCTGGACTTTTTTTAACTCCTTTCATTGAATTACTTATTTTTTGTTTAGTTTCTTCTGTATGATGATAACCATAATTAGATCCCGCTACTTGTAATATATTATATTCAGGTTTTAAATTATCTATCCAAAACTACTCTCTTTTTAAAAGAGTTTCTTTTATATTATTATCTATTTCTACGGTTTCTAATACTTCAAATTCAAATGATTCCTTTCCATATTTATTCCAAGCATTTTGAAGATGTTGATTTACATGTTTATTACATCTTAGTTTACTAAAATGTTGAATTCTTCTCATATGAAGATCTATACTACTTCCTACATACTATTTTCCATTAACATTATTCTTTATTACATATACTCCAGCTTCCATAATTATATCAATTAATTTACTTTTAAAAGATCTTTAGTAGAAAAGATAGCTTCTTGTAAATATTGGTCTGTTGTGAACCAACGACATTTTACTCCTTTTAATAAATCTTTCCCATTATTCTTTAGAATGTTTCTCTCAATACGAGAAACTAACATTGTAGGTTTATTAGGAATATCCTACCTTATTTCAACCAAATCTCCAGGTTGAAAAAATACCTTATCATCAGTCATTACCATGTTTTATTCTTTTTAATTTCTTCAAATCTATCTGATAAACCTTCATTAATAATTACCATAACACGAGTTTCATTAACAATTGAAAGTCCTTGCTTATAAAAAGGTACAGGAATTTCACTTGGCTTAGTAAACATTATGGTGTCACCAGGCTTACAATATCTACATTCTGGACCTACTTCTTGAATTACTGCAACATGAATGAATTGTTCTTCTTCCTCAATTTTCCCATTATCTGTATTTTTATAGGTTGGGTGTTGTCCTCCTAAATCAATAATTAGTCCTGACTTATCACGAACAATTCTTTGGAAAGGATTATCTTTAAATGTTTTTACAAGAACATAGCTACCAATAGGCATAATCTCTATCTTTTCCACATTCTCATTAATTTGTTCTGCAAATTGTTCTAAGTCAGTAGAGTGCTTTTCAAACTTCTCTACATATTGATCAACTTGTTCATTAAATTTCTTAATTTCCCTTTCTTTAATAACATCATCAGCAGTCTTTCCATCTAAAGTCATAATTCTACTTGTAGTATCTCCAGCTACGTTAAGAGCCAGTTTTTCATTTTCACTTAAAATAGGTCTTTGTTCTACCATATTACCATTTATTCATTAAACATTTTTCTTTTGGAGCTCGAGCCTTTGATTGAAGTGGGCATCCACATTGTCCACATACCCAAACTCCTGCAATTTTTATCTTTTCATTACAATTTTTACATATATCTAATCTTTCTTTAGCAAGTTTATTTTTCCTTCTAAAAAGATTGTTAAAATTTCCAATAATAACATTCAACATCCAGGAACCAAAGTTTGAGACTCTGCGTCCCAGTGATTGCACCCACAATTTCCATGACATCCTTGACATCCTCCATGTACTCTATATTCATAACAGTCACATTGTGTACTGCTCATAATCATCTAATTGGAATTTATTTTATAAATATTTATTTCTGGTTTAGTATATTTCTTTTTTACCATTTTCCTGCAATACATCTTGAATTTGGATTTCTTGTTTTAAGACTGATGTGGCAACCACACCCTCTAATATATCCACTCTTTCTATAAGTAGAAACATCATTTGTTTCTGGGTTTAACCATAAAGAAGAACTACAGACGTCTCTAGATGGAGAATATATTGGACATATTTTACATATATTTCTTCTACTTTCAATATTCAATTCTCGCATACTTAGCCTATTGTTTTTCTATTATAGATTGTCTTTTATAATATCTTAACATTTTTTCTACATCATCTTTTAAATATGTACAATGATAAAGAGTATTTTTCCCATTATGATCATAATGATTTAATATCAGATCCTTAATATTAAAATTGGGATTGAGCTTTTGAAGCATCCAAGCATAAGTAGAAAGTTGTAATTGATAATGATTATAATTACACTCCTCTAAGTTATTTAAAGGATACCTCATTTTTTGTGCAGATCTTATAGATGAATCATAAAATCCTTTAAGATCAATCTTCTTATTCGTTTTGTGGTCGCACAAGACTATATCATTTCCAGACTTAATGATTAAATCAATTTGCCCTGCTAGATGAAATTTTCCATCAGGAGAATCATAATAAATAAGGTATTCTGGATATACCCCATATTCTAAATCTAATTCGGAATAGTCTTTTTTGCAAATAAACTTTCCTCCTAATCCAAATTTTTTTAAATCAACATTATCACCTGCTTTATAGAAACTATTTTCTATTTCTGAATGTATTTTAGTTCCTCTCTCACAAGCTTCTCGATTTGTAGTTGCCCATTCATCTAGAATTTCTTGTTGAGTTGTATTTAATTCTTTCTCAGAAATATTATATACTTCTAATATTCCTGTTGGAATTTTTTTAGATTTCCAAATAGCTCCCTTTTCTTTTTTCCAATTTTCAGAAGGAATTAATCTTTCAAGAGCTTTATATTTAGATACAAACTCTTTATCAAAAGGTTGTCCAAATTTTTCTATAAGAGTTGTTACAGATATATAATCAATTGATGGGTCTTTTATATTTAAATATTTATGAGGTCCTTCTAAAAATGCTACATCACCATTTACCTTGTCATATTTCATAATACATTTTTTAATTTTGTGTTTTTATATTTTCATAATCTAATAATATAGCTAATCTTTGAATACATGAAAGAATTTGTGTATAATATCCTGTACAATATTTTTTAGGTTCTTTATAAAAGATTATAACCATTCCGATAGCTGAATCCTATCCTTCTACAGTAAAGAATGTAACAGCTTGTGCGTCACTAGCTTTAATTAACCTATACAACTTTGGATAATCTTGTCCCATGTATTCAACATTTTCTATCTATACAAAATTATGACCATGTATTTTAGCAAGCTCATCTGCATAATATACATAGTCAAGTTTATTCCATAACTATTTTAGTAATGGTTCATCTAAAGACTTTGAAGCTTCTGTTAAACAAGATAAATATAAATATTTATAACCTTGTAAACTCTAAGTATTATTGTGATAATTCAAAAGTAATACATCAAAAGCTTCTTCATCACGTTCAGAAATTAACTAGACCTAATGATTTATTTCTATGGAAGTTTCCAAAGAATATTGTTCAGCCTTTTTATTGTGGAGAACTTCTTCTTGAAATCTTTCACAGATCTATCGTCTAGTAGTTTCTGTAATCTGGGAATACAATAAATATCCAAATAGAAATATTATAATTAAATTTCTTGTTTCTGGACTAATATTATTAAGTATTTCCCAAACACGTTTAATTAATTTTAAAATCATCTAATAAGTACATTAATTTATTTTTATTTGTATTTTTACTAACTTATTGATATTATTGGTAATATCAAAATTAATGTGTTTAAAGAATAATAAATTATTATAAATAAATTGCGTATGGAACAATTTTTAAGAAAATCTCAAAACTCGGGAAAAATAACTTGGACTAGAGTAAAACGTTCTAATGGTAATTATGGTTATATTAGAACAAAAAATGGAAGACCAGTTGATTTTGACGAGTATACTGGAAAATTTAAAATGTATGATTAGCCAGACACTAATTCCAATTGGACAGAAGCTTCTAAAATTGGAGCTAGTTATGGTAAGATAAAATCTATTGAAGTAAGACCAGGTTCTCATGAAGATTATATAGCTCAACAAAAGTTAGTCGATGAACATGTTAAGAGGGTAACTCCTACTGCTGAAGATTTATTCACTATAGGTACTTTAGGAGGTCTAAACAACCTTTCTCCTACACAATGGGCAAGAAGAGCCTATGATTTAGGAGAAGCCATAAAAGGTAATATGTCATGGGATAAGTTTGGAAATAATTGGTTCTATGGTAATAATGGTCTAGTATCTGATGAGTATGCTCAAGAACA